CCGGATATTTCTTTAAGCTTTTCGTTGTTGTCAAGCTTTTTTCTTGTAAACTTTGTAGCCGGTACTCTATACGCCAGTTCTGTTTTTGGCCTGTCCATTCCATCTTGTATTGGTTTAAAAAAGAATGGATAGTTGACTGATATTGGTACAACTTTATCGGTAAACATTTTTTTAGCATCTGGTCCTGATTTTGATAATATACCAAATCTTGAGTCTGTCGATATTGTTGCAGCGTTGACTGTTTCACCTGATGCCATGAACGAAAAGCCACTCCGTCTATTTTTAAGGTAGCACATTCCATAGCTACGTTTATCGGCTCTACAGGCTTCCCAGAAGATGTAGAACAATCTATTTGATTCACGAAAATTGGGCTGGCCAACGTCAATCTTGCTCCACTGCAAGTACATATAGTGAGTACCAGTAATATATGTAGGCTTATTTTTGTTAATAAACCAAAAACCTTCTTCGCGTTTTTTAAATTCATCATCTATATAATCGTGCCATTTTTCTTTAAATTCATTAGGATATTCTTCCCAATCAAATACAGATTTTATTTTTTTTAATTCTTTAGGATATTCTGAATATTCCCATTTATTAGTTTCAAATATGTAAGGTTTTTCTTCTTTTGGTAAAGCTATTTTTAAACCTTGTATTTCGTATATGTCACCAATTTTGCCAGTTTTGCTTATAATAACTACATCGTGTTCTTTATTATAGCCATATTCCCATTTGGCATATCTGTTAGTTCTTTTTAAAACCTTAGGTTTTATATGATCATTTAATATTTTATATAAATCTTGTTTATACATTACTTTGATCTTCCTTCAGCAAAACCTTTAAAGCTTTTTTCTTCAACAACCTCTATTGGTTTTTCGTTTAATAAATCTTCTTCGGTTTGTATTCTTGTTAGTATTTCAAAAGCATCAAATATTGCTAGTTTTTTTGTTGCAGCGGCATTTTTAAGTCTGTCAGCTGATATATCATCTCCTGAGTCAACGATCTTTTCTTCTGCCACCTTGATTAATTCCTCAACTGCTTTTCGCCCAGCTCGGATTATATTCAATTTCGTTTCCTTGGTATTCATATTTAATTACAATATCATTTGATTTCATACAATATAATCTTTCACCTTCTATAAAAAACTCGTATTCACCGTCGGGTGTATAACCAATTAGATCACCCTCACTTATTTTAAGAGCTTCTAAGGAACTATTACCATATTTTAATATACCAACAAGTTCTTTTTCTTTATCTAGTGTTAGATCATCACTATTTAAAATAGGTTTAACAAAACATCTATTGTTAATTGTAACCCATTTATTTTCTTTTTTGTACATATATACTTGGTCCATTGCGACAAAATATAAATTATCTATAAACTTTGATCTACTTGTTTGCTGTTTACCTTTTATATTTCTAAAAGTTCTAAAAACATTATGATGTATTAGAATTATATCTCCTTTTGATATAACAGTTTTTAATGCTATTGGTATTTCTATAACCTTAGCCATATTACTTACTGCTCTAAAATTTTCTAAATCAGCGTTAGTTACAAGGCTTTTGTCACCTAATTTAATTTCATTATTGTATTTACCATCTAATGGCTCTACAATAAAGTCAAACAAGCTTTTCATTTAGTATTCTAAATCATACTCTATAGACACTGCCATATTGCAGTTAAATTTTTTCCAAGGAATTACTTCGTTGTTTTTCTTGATATGAATACTGTATGCGTCTTTATTTTCGTCATGTAGTATATGAGAGATTTCATGTCCCCCATATACTTGTTGACCTACAGAATAATGCATCGCATCGTTTTTATAATCAGAACCTATACTTATTTTTCTGATTACATTAGTCATTTTCTTCCTCAGGAATTAGCTCATAAGATCCATCTTTTAAATCGATGTTAACCTTACCATATTTGTCTTCAAGTTCTTTTTTAATAACTTCCATTTGCTTAGACTCTTCAGCGAACATTGTCACTAGATCTGCTTTACGCAATTCACCAGCACCAATCTCTCCTTGAATCTGAACCATTTTGTTATTAAGCTCAGTAACTTGCTTAAGCTCTTCCGGGGTTATTTTGCTATTTTCTTCCATTTTATTTAATTTAATTGTTTTCATTTGTTTTTATTATTACCTATATTTTTACCTTTTTCCCATGTTCTACCAACAAAGTACGCACCGTACACAGTTACTAGTAGTGATTGAAAGATAGGTATATAGGTTGGTTCTATATTAAAACCACCTATGTTACCGTCAAAGAAAGCACACGCTGTAAAGATAACTGTTAAATATACAATAATCAATGGTCGTATGTTTTTTGATAAAAAACTATCAGACTTCATATCTGAGTCCCACCTTTTGGTAACTTGTTGTTGAGCTTCACTATCTGCTTTTAAAAGTATTTCTTTAATAGCTTTTTGAGCATTTAGCTTTTCTTCTTTTGATGTTGTTAAATTGTCTAGCACTTCGCCAACTTGTTTGACTACGCCACCACTTAATAATTGCAATAACTTACTCATGAGTTCTCGTAAGCTTCTTTTTCCCAAGGTAAATTCTTTGCCCCTTCAACCATAGTAGATCTAGGGTATTTTTTTACCTTTCCAATAAACGT